CTCAATTGTCCTCAGCTAAACGACTCCAAGTTGGTTGTGTTGTTGTAAAAGATAACACAATCATTGGTATCGGTTACAATGGTATGCCATCGGGATGGACAAATGATTGTGAAGTTGAACTAGACAATGGCGAAACAAAAACCAAACCAGAAGTGCTTCATGCTGAGACAAATGCAATTGCAAAGATTGCTCGCAGCACCAACTCAAGTGATGGTGCTGCATTGTTTGTGACTCATGCACCTTGCTTAAACTGTGCAAAGATTATTCACCAGGCCGGAATCAATTCCGTTTACTATCGCAATACCTATCGTTCAACCGATGGTATTGATTTCTTAGAGAAGTGTAATATCAATGTCAAAAAAGTATGAAAGTAAAGTTTTGGAAATTTGTGATAATGGTGATGCTATTGTAGAATTACCAGATGAATTAATGGAAGAACTTGGTTGGAAAGAAGGTGATCAATTAGATTATAAAATGAAAGATGGTTCACTTTATATTACAAATTTGACCAGGCAAAAACAACAAAATAAGTAAATTTTACTAACATAATCCTTGCACAATAACATTGGTTATGTTATAATGATTTTTCTATGTTAACAAAAGGTGAATGATGAACATCCGTGAACTCGCAAAAAAAATGGCTATTGACAATAAATTAACACGGGCAGACAAGTATGATTTGTTTCTCCGTGAATTTGACAACAAGGTTGAATTGGTTGGTTTGATACAAGACCCAACCTTAGATATGAACGACTTTCGTGGTCGTGAAATGTTGTTCCCAAAACGATGGGTTACGCTAGCTGTTTATGATGCTTCTTATGAGGTGGCTGCATAATGGCAATTAAACTTTTAACTTTTAAAACAAATCACACTCTGTTAGGAGATTTAACTGAATCTTCTAAAGATACTTTTGTGATGATTAAGCAACCTGTTCAAGTTGTTTCTGTTCCTCCTAGAGCTGCAGATGATCCTGGATCAATTGCATTTTCTCCGTACTTGGAATATTCTCAAGAATTTAGGTCAGGAATAAAAATTAATCATTGTGATATTTTAAGCATCAATACACCTGTTATTGAATTGGAAAATCAATACAATACAATCTTTGGAAGTGGTATTCAAATTGCCCGTGCCGGCACAAAATTCTGATATAATGATGAATGACTAGATACTATACAAATGTTGCTGTTGTAGGCAACAATATTCTATACCGTGGTGTGAAAGATGGGCGTAGAGTCAAGATGAAGATTGGCTATACGCCCACGCTATTTCTACCAGCAAAGAAAGAAACGAAATTCAAAACTCTCAATGGTGAATACCTTGAACCAATGAAGTTTGAATCCATCCGTGATGCTCGTGATTTTGTTAAGAGATATGATGAAGTATCTAATTTCAAAATTTATGGCAACACAGGCTATCAGTATGCATTCATTGCTGATGAACATCCAAAGATGATTGATTGGAATATTGATGATATCTCCATTGCAATCACAGATATTGAGGTCGGTTCAGAGAATGGATTTCCTGACCCATACCTGGCTAACGAACCAATCACCGCAATCTGTGTAACCTTCCTAAAAGGTGAAACAGTTGTGTTTGGTTGTGGTGATTATGAAACGAAGGGCTCAGAGAAATACATTAAGTGTACTGATGAATACGCCTTATGTAAATCATTTCTACAATACTGGCAAGATAATTGTCCTGATGTGCTGACTGGCTGGAATACCAAGTTCTTTGATATTCCTTATTTGATTAATCGTTTTCGCCGCATTCTTGGTGAAGATGAGACCAAGAAACTTTCACCATGGGGTATGATTAGTGAGCGTAAGGTCGTTTCAAATAACCGTGAGTTGATTGCATATGAAATGGTTGGTGTATCATCACTAGATTATATTGAACTATATCGTTGGTATGCACCGGGAGGTAAGTCACAAGATTCTTATAAGCTGGACAATATCGCTAATGTGGAACTTGGTGATAGTAAACTTTCATATGATGAGTATGATAACCTTCATGCACTGTATCGTGAGAACTACCAAAAGTTTATTGAGTATAACATCAAAGACGTTGATCTTATTATTCGCTTGGAAGATAAGTTAAAGTTGATTGAACTTGGTTTAACTTTGGCCTACGATACAAAAACAAATTACGAAGATATCTTTGCACAAACTCGTATGTGGGATGCAATGACTTATTCTTACCTTTTGGAAAAAGGCATTATTGTTCCACCTAAAGTTAAACAAAATAAAACATCAGCATTTGAAGGTGCATATGTTAAAGACCCACAAATTGGTATGCATAATTGGGTGGCCAGTTTTGACTTAAACTCTCTGTATCCACATTTAATGATGGAATTTAATATTTCACCAGAAACTTTAATTAGTCCAGAAAATTATACATCTGATATGCATCAAGTAATTAGGAATGGCATTTCTGTTGATAAATTATTAGATAAACAAATTGATACTAGTAATCTTAAAGATGTTACTTTAACACCAAACGGACAATTCTTTCGCACCGATATTCAAGGTTTCTTACCAAGAATGATGGAAGAAATGTATGAGGATCGTAAAAAGTTTAAGAAGTTAATGCTGAAGGCTCAACAAGATTATGAAAATGAGAAAGATGATAACCACAAATATGAAATTGAAAAGAGAATTGCTCGTTACAATAACCTGCAACTTGCGAAAAAAGTTTCTCTAAACTCTGCTTACGGTGCTCTTGGCTCACAATACTTCCGCTTTTATGATTTACGATTAGCCCTTGCAGTAACAACATCAGGCCAATTGGCGATTCGTTGGATTGAAGCAAAGATTAATCAATACATGAATAAGCTATTGAATACAGATGCTGATTATGTAATTGCTTCTGATACAGATTCAATCTATCTCCGTATGGGTGAACTGATTGATAAGTTTGTTAAAGATACTTCAGATAAACAGAAAGTAATCTCTCTCATGGATAAAATTTGTGAAGAAAAGATTCAACCATTCATAGACAAATCTTATGAAGAATTAGCTGAATATTTACACGCCTATGATCAAAAGATGCAAATGAAACGTGAGGGTCTATCAGACAAAGGAATCTGGACTGCCAAGAAACGATATATTCTTAATGTATATAATAATGAAGGTGTGCAATACAATGAGCCTTATCTTAAAGTCATGGGCATGGAAATGGTTAAGTCATCAACACCATCGGTTATCCGAGACAAAATGAAAAAAGTTATTAGTATTGTTGTTAATGGTACTGAAGATGATATTCATAAGTTTATTGCTGATTTCAAAAAAGAATTTAAAGAATTGCCGCCAGAAGAAGTTTCTTTTCCACGTGGATGTAATGGCCTAAAGGAATATTCTGATAGTGTTCTTATGTACAAGAAAGGCACACCAATTCATGTTCGTGGTGCCATATTATACAATCACCATTTGAAAAAACTAAATTTAGATAAACAATACCCATATGTCCAAGAGGGTGAGAAGCTGAAGTTTACATATCTTAAACAGCCAAATACTTTTAAAGATAATGTGATTTCATATCCTGTTAGATTACCAAGAGAATTTGGTTTACATGATTACATTGATTATGATCTTCAGTTTGAAAAAGCATTCATTGATCCAATCAAAGTGATTTTAGATTGTGTTGGTTGGACTACCGATAAGAAAACATCATTAGAGGATTTTTTCAGTTGAAAGATATAAAAATCATTAAGACAGGTATCAATGTTTCAAAAATGTTGAGTCAGCTGCAACAGTATCCAGAAGATTGGGGAAACCAAAATAAGATGGATGATGTTGAGTCATTATTGAATCGTGGGTACCAAGAAATAGATGTTGATGTTTTGCAACTAGTTGTTGGAGGCGTGACACATGTGGATGAATTTGTTGGTGATACAGAAATTTGTATTCCAACACCAGCATTCTACAAGCATACAGCTATGATTCATTTTCTAAAAAGAAATTTCAAAGATTTTAGGAGATGTGGCTATTTGTCTTTGCCAATTGGTGGTGTTGTGGGAGATCACATTGATGTTGGTAAATATTATTCAACTAAAGATAGATTTCATTTATCTATACAAGGTACATATGAATATCATTGTGGAGATGATGTAGCCATTGTTGAACCAGGAACATTGTTATGGTTTGACAATAAAAAAATGCACGGTACAGTTAATGTTGGGAACTGTACCCGCATAACATTTGTTTTTGATGTGCCACACAAAAAGAATACCCAATATAATGCACGAAGCTGATATACATATTATTATACACGAAGTTACATAAGGTGAAATTATGAGTCTACTTGAAAAAATTAAAAAGAATTCTACAATTAAAGATAGTGCAATTTTATCCAAATCTAAATTCTTTACCGAAAAAGATATGGTGCCGACAGATGTACCAATGATTAATGTGGCATTATCTGGAAAGTTGGATGGTGGTATAATTCCAGGATTGACAATGTGGGCTGGGCCGTCAAAGCATTTCAAAACGGCTTTTAGTTTGCTGATGGCAAAAGCTTACATGGACAAATACCCTGAAGCTATTCTTTTGTTTTATGATTCAGAGTTTGGTACACCAATCAAATACTTTGAAACATTTCAAATTGATATGAATCGTGTTTTACACACACCACTAACAGATATTGAACAATTAAAATTTGATATTATGCAACAGTTAAAAGAAATTAACCGTGGTGATAAGTTGTTTATTATTCTAGATTCTATTGGTAATTTGGCATCAAAGAAAGAAGTGGAAGATGCACTTGAGGGTAAATCTGTTGCAGATATGAGCCGTGCGAAACAAGTCAAGTCTTTATTCCGCATGGTAACGCCACACTTGAATATCAAAGACATTTCTATGGTTGTTGTCAATCACACCTATAAAGAAATTGGTATGTTTCCAAAAGATATCGTTGGTGGCGGCACAGGAAGTTATTATTCCGCTGATAACATATATATTATTGGGCGACAACAAGATAAAGATGATAAAACCAAAGAAATCCAAGGTTATGACTTTATCATAAATGTAGAGAAATCAAGGTATGTTAAAGAAAAATCTAAAATTCCTATTACAGTGTCTTTTAATGGCGGCATTAGCCGTTGGTCAGGCTTACTTAATATTGCTATTGAGTCCGGACATATCATCAAGCCTTCAAACGGATGGTTTTCCAAGGTCAAACAAGATACTGGCGAAGTAGAGG